TGCCGCCTCATGCGCCCGCCTCTACCGGCAGTACCCGCCCTGACGGCATGGCGGGGCAGGCCGACGTCACGGGCGCCGGGCAAACGGAGCAGCACTCTGCCCGGCAGGATGCGGAGCGGCAGCTTGAACAGCGCCTGCTGCAACACGAAGCCGAACGCCGCGAACAATGGCAGGGGCAGGTCAGCCAGTGGCGGCAGGAAGTGGCGCAGGACCCCCATCTTGGCGGTGACAACATGGCCGCCAGCGTGGCCCGTGCCCAGCTTGCCCTTGACCGCTTTGATCAGGGCAAGCACATCGGCCGCCTGCTGGAAGATAGCGGCTACGGCAATCATCCGGATGTACTGCGGTTTTTCAACCGCGTGGCTGACGCCCTTATGGAAGACAGCCTCGTACGCGGCGAACCGGGCGGCGGCATGCCCCCCCTCGAAGAACGCATGTACGCGGGCTGGTCATCCAGAAAGTAGGCAGGCCCGCCGCGTCATCCCCAACCGCGCCCGGACTGCTCCCTGCCCATTCAAACGGTCGCAGCGTGCTGTCCGGCCATGTTCCGGCACTTTTGCTGTCTTTTACTTCGCACGTTCACCTTTCTACATACGAGGCGATTATGTCCAACTCCATGGGTCTTGTGGTTTCTCTGGCGGAAATGGAACAGTTTTATCGTGGCGACAAGGCGGGACAGATCATCGAACTGATGAACAAGACCAATGACATCATGGATGACGTGCTCTGGATGGAGTCCAACCAGAGCGACGGGCATCTTACCCGCATCCGCACGGGCCTGCCCGAAGTCTACTGGCGCAGGCTCTATCAGGGCACGCCGCCTTCCAAATCGCAGTGGGGGCAGGTCAAGGAGGGCTGCGGCATCCTCGAAGCCATCATGGAGCTTGACGTGGAGGAGCTGCGCCTCTACGGCAGCCGCGACAGGGCCTTCCGCATGAGCGAGGGCGTGGCCTTTGCCGAGGCCATGCGCCAGAAAGTGGCCGCCACCCTGTTTTACGGCAACAGCAATATCAATCCCGATGAATTCAACGGCCTTGCCATGCGCTATCCCGCGCAGGACGCCAAAAACGTCATGGATGCCGGCGGTCGTGAAGAAGGGGCCTGCACGTCCCTGTGGCTTGTGTCGTGGGGGGCGCAGGCCGTGCACGGCATCTATCCCAAGGACAGCACCGGCGGCCTCTCCCACGAAGACCTCAGCACCTATATGACCCAGGACCCCGACGGCCGCAAATATCAGGTAGTGGGCGACAAGTACAACTGGCGCTGCGGCCTTGCCGTGCGCGACTGGCGCGCGGTGGTGCGCGTTGCCAACCTGCCGCTGGCTGCCCTTGGCAAGCGCAAGGGACAGAGCGGATTTGTGGATCTGCAAAAGCTGACCATCGAGGCCAAGAACCGCATGCCGCAGCACCTGCGTCAGAAGGCCGTGTGGTACGCCAACGCCGACGTGCTCACCGCCCTTGAACTCCAGAATTCCGATGCGGGCAACGTGCAGCTGCAGTATGACGAATTCTTTGATGCCAAGGCCGTTCCCGTGCTGCATGGCCGTCCTGTGCGCCAGTGCGATGCCGTGCTGGGCAACGAAAACGTGGTGTAGAGCCGTATTGCGAACACCGGGACAGGCCGCGTCTGTCCTGCCTCACGCACGGCCCGCCGGGCCGAACATCCGTTACCGGGTGCATGACCATTCTTCCACAAGGAGCACACATGGCTATCATTGACCGCAATTCCATTCTTTTTGAAGGCCCCCTTACCGCCAATACCACAGGTCCCGCCGTGGCCCTCAACGCTCTCAAGCTTCCCGGCCGCATGGAGCCCATGCCCCTGCGCCTGTCCGTGACCGAAAATTTCAGAACCGATGAAGTGCAGGGCATCACCATCGGGCTTGAGGAGTCCGATAGCGCCAATGGCCCCTGGACTGCCGTGCCCGGAGCCTCCGTGAGCGTCACCCACTCGGCTGAAACCCCTGCCCTCACCGCCGGGGCGCGGCCCTACCACCGCTTTTTGCCCCAGGGCGTGCGCAAAAGCTGGCTGCGCCTGACCCTCGGCATCACGCCCATGAGTGGCAAGAGCGCAAGCCAGGGGCGCATCTTCGCGGCTCTTACCCGCGAAGAAGACCTGCCTTACGAAGCCGCCCTCATGGCAGGCCGCTAGAGCGCTTGAACCCTTTTTTGTGGGGGAGGGACCCTTTTGCAAAAGGGTCCCTCCCCCACACCCCCACC